TCCAAGCGTTCTATCAGCCGCCATTGCGACTTCTATTTCACTGCAAATCGTGTCGATCAGATCATCGTAAACTGTAATGTTACGAACGTATGCCTCGACGATCAAGACCAGCTCTCGGTTCAAAGTAAGAGTCGGCCCCATTGTGTCAGTTTCTGACGTTTCCGTTGTCGTGTACACTAAAAGTGCTGGCATCGTGTCGGCATTTAGCGGCCAGACTCTTGACTGATACACCCTATCGCCTGTTGACGTGAGGCCAGTTAATATCGTGCCGACATGCTCTCTAATTTGCTGTCTGACGTGCATTAGTTACCCCCGGCCACATTGATGCTTTCCCGGCGCAACGCCCCGGCTGCGGTGGTATCTGTAAGCGTCAAGACAATCAACCCAGTGTTGTCCGGTTGTACGCCTGTTACCTTGTAGATCGTGGCGTTTTTGATCGTGTTGCCACTCAAGTCCTTTATAGCCGCAAAACTTAACTGGTCGCCATACTTCGCAGCTTTCAAATCTTTTGCCTTGCCGTAAACTATCGGTTGGCTACTGTTGACCCCGACACTCTCGCCGGGCACTTCAAAATATTCTTGATCCAAAATAACTTTGATCGATACCCCCGAGCCGCCTTCAGGCGTGAACGTGCATACTTCGCCGTGACCGTATAGCGCGTCAAAGTATCCATCAAAATCAGAATCAAATTCTAAGCTCATCGCTTGGTTACTTTCTCAACTGCCTTCTTCAAGGTCTTTTTTTCTTTAACTTCAAACTCAGCAGCATGACCAGAGCTAACATATTGCCGCGCTTCTGCTTCTGATACCGTTAAAACGTCACCGCGAGACCGTGGTACACCGCGAAAATGACATGGAATAGTAATGATTATCTGCATGTTACCCCCAAGATTGGGGAAGGCCGAAGCCCTCCCCGCCCTGTTTAGCTTGCTATGATGTCTTTGATTACTGAGAAGGACTCAGGATATCGCAGAGCCACGTCAAGGTCTTGGAAGAAAGCGAGTCGCGTTCCACCAGAAGTTGACAGGCTTGACTGATCAACAACCACATCAACACCTGACCAGAAGCCAAGCATTATCTGGCTGAAATCACCATACAACAATGCGCTCAATGACGTTCCGGTGCCCTTGGTAAGGTTGCTAGGGACCAACGTGCTTGACGCGACATTTGAACCCAACACAGTGCCCATTGGGTCCATGATGAAGTTGCCTTCAACACCAGATGCCTGCTTGCTGATGGTACGCAAAGCGGCAATCACTTTAGGGTTAGTCAGGAAATTTGCGCTAGTCATCATGGCGTTGTCTTCTTCAACTGCCTTGATCAGCTCAACCACCTTGGCGTAGGTTAACACTGCGCCATTGGTGCCCATTGAAACGACATTCGTGCCGGCGTTTGCAATGATGCCAGATGGAGCGTTAGCCGCGCCGCCTTGGATAGCAACTTCATCAATCTTTCGTGCAAAAGTGTTGATGATGTCGTTACGCAAAACCTGCTCAACTGAAGGATCTGACTGCTGGATCAAACGACGTGAAACGTCAACGTAAGCGGCCAAAGTTTTTGGTGACATCGTTATTTGTGAGAAAGTCGCAGCGCCTTCGCTTGGTGCTGAACCTTCAGCAACGAACGCGGCGTTGGTCACAGAAGCAGACAACTTAGGAATGGCAACGTCGCCCTTCAAGCCTTGCATGACTCGTGCGCCAAGTGAAGTGATGGTCAATCGAGCTTGTAGTGCCTCGATGAACTGGTCTGCTAAGTGATCAGTGCCAACCAAATAGCCACCGGCTGAACCAGTGCCCGCAGTTTGGTCACGCTGACCCCAGCTAATGTTGCCAGGCAGATAAAAACCACGAGCTTCTTTGCCTGAACGATGTGCGATCTCGTCGGAGATTTCACGCTCGTAACCAGCTTCACGCCAGTCGCCAGATGAAGCGGCTTTGATCGCTCGAATGATGCTGTAAGCGCGTTGCTCTCGCTTTGGAACATCAACAACAGCGGCGGGAGTTTCCAGAGGTCGGGCGTTGGAAATAGCTTCCAAAAGCTCGCCACGGAACTGCTCGGCATTGATGCCGCGCTCGATTGCTTTTTCAGCCAGATCACGCTGGTTGTGGTGCTTGCCTAAAGCCATGATTTCAGTAAAAGACTTTTGAACTTCTGCTTTTGCTGAATCAGTAACTTGGCGAACGTCAAGAGTATTTTCACTCATGGTTTTTTCTCCAGTATTATTGATTAAAGTTTTT